AAGAAAAGAAATTATTTGTCACCCTTGCGGTGCATGGCAATTGGTATAATAAAGATAAAACCGTTAAGAAAAAAGATCTTGCGAATTATGAAAAGTTTATTACCGACACAGTATTTGAATATTTAGGATTAAAAGATCAGTTTATATTTGAATATTATATGTTAAAAGTTCAATCTGACACAGAAGGTTTTGTGTTGCAAATTGAAGATTTAAAGGAAGAAATCTAATGCAAAACATAATTGATAAAATCACAAACAAACTAAGAATTGATGATTATATTGATATTGAAATGCACACAAGGATCTGCAACACTTATGATCCTGTTGGATTGGTCGGACATGTGGCAGATGTCGTTAAAGAAGTTTTATTGGAGGAGAAATAAAATGCACGTTAATTTAGAATTATTAGAAGATGCTTTTGGTTATAAGAAGGGGGAAATACTTCCTGCGTTAAAAGATCATATTGGTTATATTATGTTTGAAAAAAATCATACAAGAATATTTATTGAGAATGACAATAATTGCGTTAAGGAAGTTGATTATATTAAAAAAATGAGGCATAGAGAACATGCTTATATTTTATATGTTACACATCAAGACGAACACAGCGTTTTCGGATATGCTGACGGAGAATCTGCTGTTAATTTTGACGTGTATGACAGAATTGATTTTGAAGAAATAAAAGAAGAAGAAAAGAAAACCATTGAGAAAATAGATATACTTGATTATGACAGTTCTCATCTTGAAGCTATTAATAAAATAAATGAGCTTATATGTTTTTCAAATAAATAGGGATTGGGTAGCATATTGGATTTTGGGGAAACACAATAAAAGGAAATAAGATTTATGGCAAAATATCCAGAATGGAAAAGAGCATATAGAAAAGCTTTAAGAGAGCATGTTGTATGGTTAAGAATTCGATGCTTAAGGCTTGGTATGAAAAAAGGATCTATGGATTATTTGTTTTGTAGGTATCAATGTATGCCAAGTAAAATGTTTTATATGTTTTAGTTTTTAACGCAAGGGAAGGACGTGCATTATGTTCCGGGACTAAAGATCCTAAGTTAGACAAAACTTGAATTAGTAATCTTAATTTATGAGAGTGGCGGAGGAGTAAAATCCTTCGCCAATTAAAAGGGGGAATGATGTTAAATAAAAGAGGTAATACGTTTATAGGAATTTTGATAATAATACTATTGGGATTTATTTTATATTCTGGGTTGTCTTATGGAAAGAATCTTGTAAACGCTACGCAATACAGAGGCACATTTATTCACAAGGTGCAAGGCATGACAGGCAGCATGGAAAAGATGTCTTATGTGGTGATATTTCCCGATAGCACAGCATTCTATACTGAAACAATCGAGATTGCAAAGGTGTTAGTGGATGAAGAAATTATAATAAGAAGATTGAAAAGTGAAGGGAAGAAGGAATAAAATGAAAAGAGGATTTATATATATATCTAAATGCTCGATTCAGAAAGAAAAAGATATCGAGGATAAGATATTTAAAGGCATAGGATTTAAGCTATTAAAAAAAGAAGTTTTAGAAACTAAAAATAAATACTATGGCGAATCTGAAAAATTCAGAAGATTGATTTTGTCAGAAGCTACACCTGAATATATGGTAGAAATATATCAAAATCAAAGAGATGAAAACAATGGAAAGTTTATGGACGTACAGGAAATGACAAAGCAATATAAAGAAAAGCTAAAAAAAGAATATAGGGAATTGAAAACATTTAAGGAATAAAAAAATTAATCTAAATATACAAAGCCTCTTAATTAAGTTTAAGGGGCTTTTTTATTGTAAACTAAAGTTGACACCCGTAAACAAAAGTTTACAAAAAGTGTAAAAAAAAGTTGACAACTTCCCATATCTTGTGGTATTAGTATTATCGAGGGCAATATATGGGCGTAAAGATAATAAAAAAACCTATCAAGAAGAAACCTATCAAAAAAAGTATATCTAAAAATCTTATCAAAACTACACATAACAAAAAGCGATTGATATTAGCAATGGAGCAAAGCTATGGAATTGTAACACAAGCTTGTAATATTGTAGGACTATCAAGAAAGACATATTATACCTATTACGAAACAGACGAAGCCTTTGCAAAAGAGATTGATGCAATAGAAAACCTTGCACTTGATTTTGTCGAAGGTCAACTTCATAAGAATATAAAAGAAGGCAAAGAAGTATCTACATTGTTTTATCTTAAATGCAAGGGTAAGAAGCGAGGCTATATAGAAAAACAGCACATTGAGCATTCAGGAGAGATTGACAGCAAGATAATCTATACCAAAGAAGATGCCTTTAATGAAATTGAATCCATGCAACAGGAAATCAAGAATAATAAAAAAAAAGCTATTGGCAATCCTAAGGCTAATAAGGTTAAAAAATAGATTGCCGATAAGAAAAGAGAATAACGAATATATTAAACTCAAAGGATTTGACAGATGTTTGAAGGATCGGAAGCATTAGAAATAATTAAATCACAGCTAGACGGGGGATTTATAACCCCCCTTAAGTCTATTGCTTTGGCAAGACCAATTATGAAGTCTGAAAGAGAAAAGGATATTCTTGCGTGGGGTAAGTATTATTTTCCAGATAAATTTGAAATGCCTTTTTGTGATGAACTACATGGATATCTTGTGGATATATGCGAAGAAGCATTTACAGATACTCTTGCACCAAGAGGATATGCAAAGACTACTATAAAATCTTTTCTATGTAAGATATATTTAGCATTGGTTAAGCCTGAAATCTATCAACATTATCTAAGCGTACAATCAACGTCTACAAAGGCAATTGCTGTAAACCTATCAATAAGACACGAACTAGAAACAAACGAGCTTCTAAGGCGTGATTATGGCGATCAAGTAACAGATGAAAAATGGACGGAAAAACAATTTGTCTTAAAGAATGGCGTGATCTTCTCTGCTATTGGAGCAGGCGAATCCATGAGAGGTATAAACTATAATAATAAAAGACCAGATTATGTTGATGCAGATGATTTGTATGATGAAGATGATATCGGACAAAAAGAAAGAATCGAAAAGATTGACAGATGGTTCTGGGGCAGCCTATATAAATGCGTTGCTAAAATGAAGAAGGTTTGTTTCCATCTTCAAGGCACAGCAATTGCAAAGAATGATTTAATGCACCATTTATCTAATAAGCCATCTTGGAAGTTTAGGAAGTTTCAAGCAGTAAAGGATTTTGATACACAAGAGGTTTTATGGAAAGAGGCAGAAACATTTGAAAAGCTTATGGAAGATAAGGATGCAATGGGTTCTAATATCTTTAATCGAGAGTTGCAGAATGATTGCAGGAATGATGAAGATAGTATAATTAAAGATCATTGGATAAAGCTTTATGATGGCAATATTCCAGAAGATGAAGAAATATCAAATACAATGCTTGGGGTTGATCCTGCTATCGGGGTAAAGATAACAAACGATCCAACAGGTAAGGCATTAATATATAAGACTAAGAACTTTAATTATTATATACATGGCGTAAGAAATAGCAGGCTGACGTTTGATGAGAATATTAAAGATATGCAATTAATGCACAATACCTTTACTTTAAGCAATCAAGGATGTCGGCTTGAAGCAATCTCCGCATTTCAAGGAATGGGACAGGAACTAAAAAGAAAGACTAATGTTCCGGTAAAAATGATTACATCTGTTAAAGATAAATTGACAAGGCTTGAAAATGTATCGGGTAAGTTTGAGAATGGCAAAGTATTTATTAATAAGAATATCCCAAAACATTTACTCAATGAACTTATAGAGCAAATAACAAATAATAATCCAACACATGACGACATGCGTGATGCAGTTGTTATATGTTTGGAAGATGACACAACCTCTAATTTTAGGATGGGCTTTTTATGAAAATGCTTGATAGAGTTATTAGTGCAGGTAAAATTTTAATAAACGGAGAAACGAAAAACAGCAATCCTTTTAATTCAAGGACGTTTGGTGATTTTGGAGCAGATAACGGATATAAGACAGATAGGGAGCAATTGACAGCTTATGAGAAAATCGAATGGATGAGTATAGCAGTTGATATTGTTTCAAGGGATGCAGGCGGTCAGGGTTATTTCTTTACAGATCAGGCAGGCAGTCTTATTGAAGCATCAAGGGTCGACAGTAGAATTATTGAGCCAATACAAAAGGGATATTTTACAGAGTCTTTTTCTCAAATGATTAAGAGAGTTATTACTCATAGATTATTGACAGGTAAC